ATGTCACCTATCGGGATCTGATTACCCCGGCGCAACTCGTCGTTCACTTGCAAACGCCTGAGGACAACAACAAGCAATTTATCGTCTATGGCTATGACTCGGAAGGAAACAAACTGCGGCGGGAAGTTGCTGGAGTTTGGGTGGATGGATTACAGCTTCCCACGATCTACGGTGTTGCCGTCCCTGAATCAACAGCGCCGAAGGTGGCTCGAATCACGGGATTATTCAAGGATGTCTTTGTCGGTAGTGCTCGCCTTGCAACTATTGATAGCAACGGACAGAGCGGTGTTAATCTTGGAGTCTATGAACCCGATGAAAGACTACCTCAACTGAGACGGATTATTCTCAATCGATCCTGCAACTGGGTTCGAGTTGCCTATATCAAAACATCTCCGACATTCAACAGCCGGTGGGACCATGTTCCCCTCAATAGCCGGATGGGTTTTCTTCTCGGGATGCAGGCGAGAAAATTCTATGCCGCCCTCGATTGGGCGACGGCACATCAGGCAGAGGCAGACGCCGCGAGACTCGAACTTGAGGCGCAGCAAAAACTCGAAGCACCTACTTACACTCCGATTGCAGTAATTGATCGAAACAACCTCAAAGACAAAAGCGATTACGACATCCGGTAAATATATGCCCGACTACCAAGACACAGTCAAGAATCTCGATGCTCTTCGGAAAGAGCAGATTGAGAAAAACAAATCCCTCACTGTTCCTACCTTTACCAGAGTTGGAAAAATTACTGTCGTGGGCGCGAGGAAAGTTCCGAACCCGAAGGCAGACGAAATCGGGAAAGAAGAGGCCCAGTATGCGACTTTGGAAAAAGCGGCGAAGCGAACTCAGAGTGATTTGAACGACGCTCACGAAAAATTCAAAGCGGCGTTGAGTAGCGGTGACGCCGACCCCGCTGTTTTGGATGATCTGTCTCACAAGGCTACAACCTTGAGAAAACGGATGGAATATTTTAATCATGTGGCGGAAGAACTGGGAGGGTCCGGGTTCGAAGTTTTGACCGGCCCGAAAAGCGTGGCAATAGGTGAAGAAGCAAGAAAACAAAAGTAATGCCAACGACGCCTCAGTTGATCGATTTCGACGCTTCGTTTATCGGTGGATGCAACTCATCCATTGACCCGAGCCAGCTTCCCATCGGGCAAGTCTGGAGCGCGATTAACACGATCAACATCGGCGGTGTGATCTCCTGCCGCCCCGGACATCGATGTTTAATCAAGTTGCCGAAGGGAAACCTTCAGGGCGCGGCGATTTTTCGCCCTCAAATCGGCGTTGAACAAATGTTGATTGCGATCGACGGCCTTGTGTATGTCACCACATGGCCTTTCCGCGAACTGACTCAGGTTCCGGGAATCCAGTTTTCATCTTTCGCGAAGCAGGTATTTTTCACTCAGACCGTCCAAGCGGCGAAACGGATTACTCCGGGTGATCTGACTTCGGCAATCGAGTTGATACTTCCGAAAGCGGTGATGATAATGCAGGACGGAGGCTCAAGCGCACCGGCATATTATGACGGATCGACTTCTGGACATATCAAGGGAATTCCGTTCCAAACACCGGCCGGTGGAGCTATGCAATGGGTGGGCGATCGTTTGTGGGTGGCATTCGGAAATCAGGTGTTCGCCAGCGACATCTCGAATCCGTTTTCATTCATCGAACAGATCTACCTCGGAGGGACCGGCAGTTTCAATTTCTCCCGGGACGTTACCGCAATGGCGAAGACTCCTAGCATTGAGTCCCCTCAACTCCTCGTGTTCACCGATGAGGATGCCTCGCTGATTCAGGCGGATATTCGGGACCGAAGTCAGTGGCCCACGACTATTGGATTCCAGAAGGAGATTTTGCAAGTCGGTTGCACTTCGAATCGCGCCGTCACTTCCCATTTCGGCCGACTAATTTGGTGGTCTTCGAGTGGACTGGTGATTTTCGATCCGGCGACCTCCCGTGCGCTCACTTCTCGCGCTCCGATCCGTGATAACGAGATGATGATCAGCAAAAAGTTTTTGAAGGAAGACCTCAGCCTAGTTTCGATGGGAGTCTTCGGTCAATGGGTATTGATTTCTGTTCCGGCCGAGGACACTTTCAATAAACATACTTGGGTCTTCAATAACGCCTCGATTGAGACGGTGACTGATGAAGGAGGGCCGACTTGGTCCGGTTATTGGTTGGGGACTCGTCCTGTCGAGTGGGCCTTCGGGATCATCGCCGGGGCCGAGAGAATTTTTCACGTCAGCACTGACGAGGACGGAGAAAATCGTTTGTGGCAGTCATTCACTCCGGATCGTCTCGACAACAACTGCCCGATCACTTGGGCTGTGTTCACTCGCGGGATGTTCGGACTCACATCGAAACTGAAATCCCCCGGTAACGAGTGCCGGTATCAATTTTCCGACATTGCTTTCACGGCGATCGAGGAGGACACCGACATCGGAGTCTTTGTCGCACCCGGAGTGCGCGGTGCGTTTAAACCGGTTGCCACCCGGCGAGTGGCCGTTGAAAAAGGCGTGCTTTCTTTCGATCGAGAGATCACCGCAGAATCGGATCTCTACGCTTTCAAGCCGCAATCGAGAATCATCCGGACAGAAGACTTGTTGCAACAGAATCCGGACGTTGAGAGCGGATCTTGCCCGGTTGAATCCGACAAGAACGACGATAACGAGGAGTCGTTTCAGCTACTTATTGTCGGTCACGGTCCCGGGACGCTCCGGTGGATTCGATCCTTCGGACTGCTCGCTCCCGAAGAGGATTTTGCGGGCAATAACGAGGCTTGCCAGAACGAGGAAGAATTCAACGTGATGAGATTCGACGGCGAGTCGGTTTTCAACGAAAACAACGACGAGGCTGTTGCGGAACTGACGGCGAAGTTGCTGAAGATCTACACTTCGACACAGACGGTGTCACTTGAACAAAACGGTATCAGCGCCGTGGGCGTGGGAAGCGCGGAATCGATTGTGAGTCAGGATGCGGCCGACCGTGTAGCGAATCGGATTGCGACTCGGGATGCTGAGGTTCAGATCTCGGCCGCGAGTCCTCCGTTTATTTCACTCGGGGAGGGATTCTAATGGATACACTCCTAGATTTGCTGTGGCTGCGGATTCCTCCGATTAACTACGTTTGTCCCCCAGTGTGTGAACTCGTTTTTAGCGGTTCCGGAAGTTCCACGATTGTTTTGGAGCAGCATCCGACACTCACGAAGGTTGTCGGACTGTCGATCGATGGAGCGATCCTAAGTTGGACGGCGTATCCGAAGGCGATTTGCTATACTGTTTATCGCGCTCCGATCGACTCCGATTCATTCGAGATCGTCTCTGAATGCTTCGCGGGAACCGAATTCGGATTCTCGGGCACCGGCTGTTTTCGGGTGTCCGCGATCACGACCGAGGGCGAAACACCGATCAGTGATTCCATCTGTGGCTAAAACCATGAATTCGAATCACTCTTAACGAATGGCATTTCAGAATACTAATTTGGTGATCCAAGGAAGTCAGCTTCCCGCGAAGTTTAAGGGGAAACCGAACGACCTGTTTCGGGAGATGCTCGCGAGGATGCGTATCGTTTCACCCTCCGGAACTTCGTTCTTCGTCACATCCGATGTCGAGCCTTCGGGCAATCAAGGCCCTTGGCTCAAGGGCGGCACTCAATGGTGGGTTTGGGACAGTAACCTCAAGAGATACGTTCCACTCGACATCAGCGAATCAGAAACTCATTGGTTCCAAGTCGGCGCTACCACTCCGACGACCGCGAATCCTCCGCTTTGGCTGAAGACGACTGCGAATCAGACTGAGGCGCAGCCTCAGGGCGGAACCCCGATTGCTTGGTATCTCTTCGACGGGACGACTTGGGTCCAGCTTCCGGTGTTGATCGATGATCGATCGATCTCCAATCAAAAACTGACATTCTTGTCGAACTTTTTTGGTTCGGCTTCCGGGATTAACGACTACACCGTTTCGTTTTCGCCGGGGACGGGATTTTCCAACGGCGACGGGGCTTCCACTTCGTTTACGTTCACCCTAAAGTTCGTGAACGGGAACACATCGGCCGTGACGCTCGATGTGAACGGTTCCGGAGCGAAGCCGGTGAAGAAATTCACAGGAGAAGATCTTGTGTCCGGAGAAATATTATCCGGCAGCATTCATCTCCTCGCTTTCGATGGATCGACATATCAGTTGCTCAGTGACATTGCTCCGGTGAGGCCCGGAGTGATTTTGCAGACGGTCCACACAACGACCTTCGCGACGGCCAGCACAATCCTCGCGTTTCCTTACGACAACACGGTCCCTCAAAACACCGAGGGAGCGGCATTCAATGATCTTGAGACGGATTACACCGCTCAGAAGGCAAGTTCGAATTTGATAATCGACATTCGTGTTCCGTGTTCGACCAGTTCGTCAACCGACTTCGTCCTCGCGTTGTTCCGGGACGTTGAACCGAATGCAATCGCGGTTAGTTCGGTTGCAGTGATCAACGATCTCGACACTACTGCAACCCTTCGGGCGATTTTCGCCGCAGGAGACGCACTGCCGCATACCTACCGTGTTCGGTTCGGAGTTGCGAGGGTTCCCGGAACGGCATTGATCAATCAGAACTCCGGGGGACCGATTTTCGGAAGTGCTCTCGAAGCGAGTCTCACCATTACGGAGGTGTCGGCATGAGTTTTCAAAATACCAACCTCGTAATTCAAGGATCACAACTTCCGGCGACCTTCAAAGGGAAACCGAATGATTTGTTTCAGGCGATGCTCGCGAGAATGCGGATCGTTTCGCCTTCCGGCACTTCGTTTTTCGTCACCAGCGACACGGAGCCATCGAGCAATCAAGGCCCGTGGTTGAAAGGCGGGACGCAGTGGTGGGTCTGGAGCGCGGATCTCAAGAGATACGTTCCCCTCGATATCAGCGAGTCCGAGACTCATTGGTTCTGGATGGGATCGACAACGCCGCCCTCGGCAAATCCTCCGGTGTGGCTGAAGACTGATTCGACTCCTTCCGAAGCGAGTCCGGATGCATTCGGAAATCCGATTGCATGGTTCGTTTACAACGGGACGGACTGGGTCAGGTTGCCGACAATCATTGAAGACCGGACAATCCTGCAATCGAAACTCGATTTCAAAGCGACGAATTTTTTCGGAGTGGTCTCCGGAACGAATAGTTACTCGGTCACTCTGACGCCCTCAACGAATTTCGGCCTCGGAAACGGGACCACGGAAACGTTCCTCGGATTTTTCAAGTTCACGAACGCAAACACCGGGCCGGTGACTCTCAACGTGAACGGTTCCGGCAACAAGCCGGTCAAGAAACAGGTGAATCTCGATATCGCGGCCGGAGAAATCGCGGCTGGTTCGGTTCATGCGGTGATTTTCGATGGGACAAATTATCAGATCCTTTCGGAGTTGTTTTCGACTACGGTTCCCCCTCCGATTGGTGGAATCGGATCGAGCGAGGGCCTCGTCATCATCAATGATGCTACTACCTCGGATGAGATTGTCAACATCACTGCGAATGCGGTGTTGCTGCAAAATACCGGTGGCGGCAGCATTCAGGTCAGCAATCCGAATGTGGACATCGATATTACTGTATCGGGACTGAATGGACTCGACACAGGTGCGGCGGTCATCGACACTTGGTATTATATCTGGTTGATCTCAGACGGAACAACTCCCGGAGGACTTTTTTCTCTCAGTTCCACTGCACCGACGATGCCGACAGGATACACCTTCAAGGCTCTCCTCGGCGCGATCTATGTGAACTCGACCACGGACTTGATAAAAATCTGGCAGACCGGCCGAAAGGTTTACACCGTGGACACCGCCGTCCCTGTTACGGGAATCGGACTATTGCCGATCATCACGGCCGTTCCTCCGATTGCCAGAACAGTTTTTGGCAGCTTGAAACTCATTTCTACCGGTGGTTCAGTTACCGATGCGTATGCGATCATCGCCGGAGACTCAGACGGGCGCGGTCAGCAAACCATTTGGACGAAGGAAGACGCTGGAAACGTTGAGGGCGGCGGATTTTTCGACTTGCCCCTGATTACCGCTCAGAACGTTTACGTTGTGGCTACGGGCGGCAACACCTCCCTCGATATCGCCGGGTTCACCGTATGAAGCTGAAAAAAGAGCAACTTTTCGAGTTTTTGAGCACTGTTTTACAGTCTCGGCCGGAGTTGCAGGAAAGGCCCGAAGGCGGATTTGCTCAGATCAACCCGGATTGTCTTGTGGAGAACTGGAGCCGTATGATAGATGCGGGTTCCGGAGTGGCCTACGGTGCTGAAGTGGACGGAAAACCGATTGGGTTTTTACTCGGATTTCACTCCATCGATCTGATGACCGGCGTGCGAACCGGATTCGAATATCTGTGGGTTACAGATCCGAATCGACCGAAAGGTTCTGGAAAAGATCTGTTAAGAGAATTCGAAGACGGCGCGAGGGACGACGGATGCGAGCAGGTAGTCATCGGATGTAATCAGATTTTTCGGCCGGAGATGTTGGGAAAGTGGTATGAGTGGCTAGGCTATCAACCTTGCTCTCAATCATTCCAGAAGTGGATAACAGAAAGACCTAAATAAAATGGGCGACGTTCTTGGATTCGTGGGAACCATTGTTGGTTCAGAAATTTCTGCCGCAGCGCAAAGAAACATCGCGCAGAAGCAGATCGACGCAATCGAGCGCCAGCGACAATTCGTGTTCGACCAACTCGATCCGAAGA